TTTTAATAATTTATAAAAAATAATAATAATATGGCTATAGATACAGGTTTAGGTGTTACTTGTGCAGATTTACAAGCAACAGGTGGTATTAAGCAAATTCTTCTAAGATCATGGGCAAATACAGATGCAGTACTATATGGTAATGCAGCAGGTGAGCATGACATTGACAGTATACTTACTGGTGGTTCTCCTGCAGCTTGGTTTGTTTTTGAATTTAAAAACGAAACTCCTGCAATGACTATAAATGCAACTAAAGAAAATGGCTCAACAGCTTTTGAATGTGGTTTATCATTTATGCTACCAAAATTAGACAATACAAAATTTGCAGAATTACAAGCATTATTAGATACTTGTATGATGGGAATTGCTATTGATACTAATGATAATGCAATGGTTTTAGGTGTAAGTGAAAAATATGCAAACGAAGATGTTCCTTCAAAAAATCAAACATTCTTGAATTTAGCAAGTATGGAAGGTGGTACTGGAGCAGCTTATTCAGATGAGAATGGTATAACAGTTAGTTTAATGGCTAGACAGTTTGAGTTACCTAGAAAATATATAGGAACAATTACTGTTGATACATCAGCTCTAACTGCAACTACTGCAGCTTAATAATAATTAGATAAATAATAGGTAGAAACTGAGGTTTTGTAAATCCTATTAATATCTTTTTTTAATATGTGTGATTGCAACAAAAAAATTGTAGATTTATCACACTTAAAAATTTATACAATTATGGCAACATACAAAGCAAAATTATCTTCTGGCACAACTTACAAAGGAGATTTTAGTATTTCTTGGGCAAAAGCTACACAAGAAGAATTGGCTTATGCTTATGAAGAAGCAGGTTTAAATAATTTAATAGAAAAAATAACAAAAACAAAAGATGAGTCAGAAAAAACAAGCAAGAAAAAGTCAAGTAAGAAAGCAGACTCAACAAAAGAGTAATACTTTTGAGTTTGGTGTTTTTGATTTAGCAGTACCACAAAACGTAGAAGAACCACAAGATATATCAAGGGTACTTACTAAGTATATCCCTTTTGGTAACAACAATTTATTTCCACAATATTTAGCAGAGCTTAAACGTAAGTCATCTACACATAGAAGTGTACTTGCACAAAAGACTGTATTTACAAGTGGTGCTAAGTTTGTTACAAGCAATCAAGAAATACAAGCATACATAAAAGATGTAAATGCTAACAAAGAAACTTTAAGACAAGTTTATAAGAAATTAGCTGATGACTATTACACTTTTGGAAATGCTTATGTAGAAGGTGTTTTATATGATGGTGGGGTAAACCTATACCATATAGATGCAACTACTGTTAGAATGGCTAAAAACAAGAAAGAAGTATATGTACACCCAGATTGGGCAAAGTACAATACTATGAAAGACAAAACACAGACTATACCTTTATATCCAAATGTAAAAGGTAAAAGATTTGTGATGCATTTTAAAGATTACGAACCAACATTTACTTACTATGGCTTACCTGACTATGTTGCTGCATTGGATCATATCGCAGTTGATTACGAAATCGGCAAGTGGAATCATACAAAATTCCAAAATGGTTTTCAGCCATCTGCAATCGTTGAAATCTCTGGTGATATGGGTGAAGAAGAAGCAAAAAAACTGGTTAAAGAAGCACAGAAAAAGTTTGTTGGAGAAGGAAACAATGGAAAAATAATGTTTATTGTAAAAAATGGAGATACTTCACCTGCGAATGTTTCTATTATAAAAGATGACCAAGATGGTAGTTGGTTAGATTTACAAAAGATTACTGACCAAAATATTATTACTGCACATAGATGGCAACCTGCACTTGCAGGTATTGTTAGTTCTGGTAAGATGAACAACACAGGTAGTGAGATTAGAATTGCTTATGATATGGCAATGACAACTGTAATTAAAGATACTTCTGATTTAATTTTAGATGGTATAAAAGACATATTAAACAAAGAGATGGGCTTTATATCAGAAGAGTTATTAATACAATACGAGCCACCAGTATCATTTGCTACTCAGCTTGATCCTACTAAGATACTTACTATTAACGAGCAGAGAAAAATGTTAGATGAAGATTTCCCAATGCTAGAAGAGGGTAATATGTTCTTGACAGATAGAGAACAAATTATTGTTACAAGAGATGATGACCAAGATGGTATTGGAGATAGTGAAAGCGAATTACAAGTAACTGAAGTAGAATCACAAAACGAAGAACAATAATATGGCAAACGTAAATCAATATATACCTTTAGTAAGTGCAGGAGAAGTTATCAGTAATAGCTTTACAAATGCTAATACAGACCCTGCTTTAATATCTAATAATACAATTCTGCTTACAGAATTAGCACATTTAAAACCTGCTTTAGGTAAAAAGTTTTACGAAGAGTTAAAGACACAGCATAACAATGGTACACTAACTACTGCAAATCAAACTTTAATGGATGATTTTCTTACAAGATGTCTTTGTTGGTTTGTAAGATTTGAGGTTATTAATGAAGTACAAAGTAACAGTAGTAGTATGGGTATTGTACACAATGTAGATGAGTTTGCTACTATAGTAGACCCTTCAGAGTTAAATGCATATAAGCAAGACACATATAGAAAGTCTGAGATATATTTAAAGGATATGTTAGACTACATGGAAGATTCTGACCAGAATGGTTTATACCCTACATACGAATCAGACAGACCTGCAAGGGGTTATGCTTACAAGAATCATGGAATAATAATGTATGACAGTATGTACTCAAGACCAAGAAATTATACGAGTTGGAAAGATTTCTGTCCTTGTGATGACTGTTAAAATATAAAGATATGCCTTGTTACGAATGTGAAAATGGAATGTGGAGATTTGGAGAAACTGGTAACTGTCAGTATGATTCTAAAGAATCGTGTGAAACTGCCAACAAAGACTATTATGCAAAGACATACAATGACTATCCACAATCAGCAACTAACAATGCTAAGAGAGCAATAAAGTATAAAGAAGAAAATGGTAGTTCTTGTGGTACACAGGTTGGTTGGACAAGAGCTAGACAATTAGCAAGTAGAGAAAGTTTATCAAGAGATACTATAGCTCGTATGGCATCTTTTAAAAGACATCAGCAACATAAAGATGTTCCTTATGATGAAGGTTGTGGAGGTATTATGTGGGACTGTTGGGGAGGAACGAGTGGTATTAATTGGGCAATAAAAAAACTTGACCAAATTGATAAAGAAAAAAATAATTTAGATGATAGATTTAAAGATTACTTAAATAAATATGGCTGCTAACGAACACAAAAATTTAACAGATGTAAACAGACACAACCCAAAAGGTTTTGAGTCTGCTTTTAACGACACTTTATGTAGTAAGTCTACAGGTACAGGTGCAGGTAATACAGATGGTAGTTTGGTATGGACAAAGAAAAACCTAATAAAAACTGATACTTTTAATATACAAGGTTATGCTGTATTAACTAATGCTAACTATCATTATGGTACACAGATTCCTGCCGACACAAGCTCATCTTTATACAGTTCTAATTATGGTTCTGGTACTATTGGTGCAAGTGCTTTAGACATTGGTGATTTTTTTAAAACAAAATCATTTGTAATGCATACTGCTTGTAATTTAAACAGAATATATTTATGGGCAAATGCTACTACAGGAGCAACAATAACAGTAGCTTTATGTAAGATGACATTTGTAGCAGGAAATACTGGTGCTATTGATCCAGTACTATTAAACGAATTAACAATAACAGGACAGTCAAGTAACGATAATTTACAAGTAACTAGAAACTTAACTCCAGAAACAACTTTAGCAGCAGGTGATGTATTATTTGCAATGGTAAAAGCATCAACAGCAGCAACAACATATTTCAAAGTAGGTATAGAAGTTGGGTATGACAATTAATAAACAAAATAAAATGAAAGATACAATTGAAGATACGATACAGGTGGGAATGGCAAATGCAGGAGCAATAGGAATATCGTTAGCATCGTTTAATGAAATACTAACAACAATATCTTTATTAATGGCAATAGGATTCTCAATTTATAAATTTACAAAAACAAAAAAATAATATGGCAAGTACAGTAACAGCAGCAAACTTAACAGTAACTATAGTAGAATCATACACTTTGAATGGTGTGGCATATGGTAATACTGTAGAGAAAACATTTACATCTAAAGGACAAGTAGATCAAAGAATAATGAATGTAGCTACTACAGAAAAGACTTTGTTTAATTGGGGTGCAGCAGATGATGCAGGTACAGGGGTTGCTGCAGATTATGCTTACTTTAGAGTTACTAACTTAGATGATACTAACTTTATTACACTAAGAGTTTATAATGGTGCAGATAGTTTTTGGTATAAACTTGCAGCAGGTGAGAGCATGATGTTGATGAATAATGAGATGGATGCTATTACTGGTACTACATTTGGTGCTTTAGCAGACATTACTTTAGTTGCAGCAAAATCAGATACAGCAGCTTGTGATGTAGAATTTATTGCAGTAACAGCTTAATATGGCTAAAATAGTTTTTACTTTTAGAAAGACTAAGAATAAGAAACGTAAAGGAGTACATTCTAAAAATTCTAGTAAAAGTCAGAATGGTTATAAGAAACCAAAAAGAGGTCAAGGTAAATAATGACATTTAGCTACTTTAAAAAAAGTGAGTTTACTTGTAAGTGTGGTTGTAAGACTAACATGATGGACTTAGATTTTATAGAAGATTTAGATAGAGCTAGGTCTTTTAGTAATATTAAATATAAAATAACATCAGGGTACAGGTGTCCAAATCACCCCCTGTCAATAAAAAATCCTTCCAGTTCACATATAAAAGGAATTGCTTGTGATATAGAATGTAAAGATAGTTATCAAAGAGCATTGATTGTAAGTGGACTAGCAGAAGCAGGATTTGTAAGAATTGGTTTGAGTAAAGAAGGTGGATTCATTCATGTAGATTCAGATCAAGATAAGGTTCAGCCAGTTATCTGGTTGTATTAATTAATAATTAAAATAAATAAATTATGGAAATGTTAAAAAAAATGTTTGACTCAAAAAAGTTTTGGTATGCAGTATCTGCAGTATTATGTCCGTTTGCAGCAGCAAAGCTAGGTCTATCAGAAGCAGAAGTAGAGAAAGTTTACTATGCGATACTTACTTTAATTCTAGGTCAGGGAATTGCTGACATTAAGAAATAATGAGTAAAATAGTAGATATGATTACTGGTAGCTTGGTTAAACAAGCTATAAGTCCAATTACTGAAATTGTTAAGTCAGTTTTAGAATTGTTTAAAGACACTAAGGGTAAGTATTCTTCTAAGAGAACAATAAGTGGGGTGTTAGTTATAGCTGCTAGTGCAGATATATCGTTAAATGGCATTACATATATGAATTTGGGTTTAAGTTTTTTAGCAGTCTTACCATTACTGTTTTCAGTATTTGAAAAAAATTGTGAAAAGTGTAATTGTAATCTAAAAAAATAGTTACATTTGTGCTTCTATCAACCTTTCTGGTTGGATAATTGTTTTTAGTTTCAAGAGTGGGGTGTTAATAACATCCCATTTTTGTTTTAGAAGCACCTAATAATTTGCTTACATTTAGCAAAACTAAAAATCAAAAACATGACAAAATTAAAAGGTAAAAGATTAAGACTTTCTGCTAAAGAAGTAGAATTAATAAATGAATCTAGGGGTATAGATGTAGAAAACATCAATGGCAATACAGCTTTAGAGTTACATTTAAAAGAACGAGGTATTAATAAAGAAGATGTTGTTAGTGTCAAGCATTGGCAAAACATGGGTGGTGAACTGAGATTCTCTATAGTTACAAAACAAGAGTATGGTTTAGATGAAGAACAAATATTAGATAAGATAAAAAGTCTTATAGAAGATTACTCACCAACATACAAAAAAATAGATAGAGATTTTGAAAATGATCACCTACTTGTTATTAATCCTGCCGACATACATATTGGTAAATATGCTAAAGAATTAGAAACAGGTAATGGATATGACTGTGAAACTGCTGTAGAGAGGGTTTTAGAGGGCATACAGGGACTTTTAGAGAAGTCTGCAGGTTTTGGTATAGAAAAGGTATTATTTTGCATAGGAAACGATATTTTACATATTGATAATGTATACAACCAAACTACTGCAGGTACAAGACAAGATGTAGATGGTAAGTGGTGGGAGCATTTTGAGATTGCTTTGATGCTATACGTTAAATGCATAGAGATGCTAAGACATATTGCACCAGTAGATGTGTTGCATAGTATGAGTAATCACGATTATCAATCAGGGTTTCATTTGGCTCATGCTTTAAAGAGTTGGTTTAGGAAAGATGATGATGTAGATTTTGATATTAGTGTTGCACATAGAAAATACTACCAGTATGGTAATAATCTAATTGGCTTAGAGCATGGTGATGGTGCTAAGATGGTTAATCTACCTCTGTTAATGGCACAAGAACAACCTAAAATGTGGGCAGAAACTAAGTATAGGTATTTTTACTTACATCATTTACATCACAAAGTAAAACATAAATGGTTAGATGCTAAAGATTACGTTGGTGTTACTGTAGAATATCTAAGAAGTCCATCAGGCACAGACAGTTGGCACAGTCGTAAAGGATTTACTGGAGTTCCTAAAGCTGTAGAGGGCTTTTTACATGAGAAGAATAGTGGTCAAGTAGCAAGAATCACACATTATTTTTAAAATATTGTTAAAAAAGTTTGGTAGTCTAATTCAATTTTATAATTTTGCTTATTATTAACTAAAAATAAATATAATGAGTAGAAATAAAACAAACAATAAAGAAAATCAAGAACCACAAATTAAAGAAACTAGAAAGGAAGCACTAACAAGACTATTTTTAGAAAATGGTTTAGTAAAAGAAGATGTGCATAAAGACCCAAGAGGTTTCGTTATTATAACAAGATCAGGCATAGATAAAATTGTAAGCAAACAAGGTATTACTGTTGCATACGAACCTTTATTGTTAGAATTAAAGAAAGATAATATTAATGTTGTTATTAGAGCTGCTGCATCAATGCAAGGCAAAAATAATAAACCAATTAACATGATGTCTTTTGGTGAAGCATCTGACAATAACCTAATGGGTGGTGGTAAGAAGTTTCCAGTTGCTATGGCAGAGAAGAGAGCAATGTCAAGAGTTGTACTAAAGATTGCAGGATTCTATGAGCAAGGTGTGTTTGGACAAGATGAGATTGTCGATTAATGAATGAAGAATGGTTAGATAATATCCTTGATGGTGAGCCTAGTGGTATAACTGATACCCAATGGCTTATCATTGAGAATAATATTTACAACACAAGTTTACCTTCAAGAACTATAGAAGACATTATAGAAAGATTAAATGATTTAACACAACTAGAAGCAGAAGAAATAATAACAACTATAAACGAAAACACATATGAAAGAGATACAAGAAAACAATGGGAAAGGATGTTCAAAGACGGGATGTTTAAGCATAGAGATTTATAAGCACTTTACAGAACCACATACTTATGTAGTCTGGCACAAGAAAGAGGTTATAGGTTTTATTAATGAAGACCAAGCATTACAAGTATTAAACAAAGATGAGTTGGTAGATTTTTATTATAACAATAAATCTAAATTTAAAATACCATCTTGGAAGATTGATAAATACATTTACAAAAATGACTAATCAGTATTCATTAGATAAGATAAGAAAGTCTAGGAATGAATTTGAGGCATTGCTTAGAATATATGGTGTGTCAAACACTCTACTAAGTAAAGTTATGGTAGTTAATTATGCTACAAGCAAGAAGTTTCTTGCAGACCCTACCAGAGTTAGATTCATTCACCTAAGAAGTATTTCTTAAACTTAGGGTTAGATAATGTTAAGTGGTATAATAAGTTATGGAGTTGGGTTATCAGTAAACTAAAACAATAGATAATAACAGAGTAAAGACCTTCTCACTAATATAGGCATTATAAAGATGGAATTAACATTAAGACAACAAACAAAAAAATGGGATGTATGCTTTTGGTTAGGATATACAAAAGACATTAACTTTACTATTGATTGGGATAGTGGATTTACTTTTAAAGTATCATTCATATTCTTTCAATTCTTTGTAGATTATGGAGATGTAGTAGAAGATAAATTACCAAAAACTTCAATAGATGAAGAATTACTTTACTTTGCAAATATGTTATATGCTACAAGTAAAGACGACACTAAAAGAGTAAACTCCATTGTAGATGGTATACATAAATTAAAACAATAGATATGAGTAATCCAAAAAGAACAAGAAAAGAAATTAGAGAAGCGATAAAAAAAATAAAAATAAAAAGAGAATTAAAACAATAAGATATGAAAGAGTATTATTCAATAATAAAAATAGATGAATCATTAGATGAACAAATAGAAATACCAAAAAAGGTATTAGAAAGCGAGGTATATAAAGTTGCTATTGATATTTTACACGAGGGGGAATATTGGCTACATACTCACAGGAAGAAAACATTAGATGACAGTATGGAACTGATAGAACAATACGCTAACCAAAAAGTTATTGAGGAGTTGGATAAGTTACAAAACAACTATGAAATGCAACTGCAAAAAGTAACTAAAGAACACCCAGTAGAAGTTGAGCAAGATACCTATTGGAGAGGAGTTAAAATAGGGCTTGAAACTTGCATCAATGTAATTAACGAACTAAGACAAAAAGATTATGAAAGATTTAAAGAAAGCAGACTTTGCTGAAACTGCAATAGAGTTTGGGAAGTATGTACAACAACAATGGGTGGTGGTAAGAAGTTTCCAGTTGCTATGGCAGAGAAGAGAGCTATGAGTCGTGTTGTCCTTAAAATTGCAGGGTTTTATGAGCAAGGTGCTTTTGGTCAAGATGAGATGGTAGATTAGTGAACGATGATTGGTTAGATGAGGTTCTTGATGGTAAGCCATCTGAGATAACATTATTTCAAATGGCTACCATTGAAACCAGATTACATAGGTCTGCAATACCCTTAGAAGAACAGTCGTATATTATAAATAATTTAGCAAACTTTACAGAACAAGAAGCTGATGAGATTATTTTAGATATATTACAAAATCAAGTACCATCAGACCCTAAAGACCAATATAAATTAATGGCTAGAAACGGAATGTTTGATGACAAAGAAGTATAAATTTTCACATATTAGGGAAGCTCATAATGAGTTTGAAGCATTTTTAAGAATAAAAGGAATGTCTACAAGACAATTTTCTTTTTTACTTGATGTAAGTGAGGTAACTGCCAGAAGATATATACTTGATACAACATTGCTTAGATACTATCACATGAATATTATTGCTAAACACTTTAATATGAGTGTAAAAGATGTAATAGATATAATAGAATACGATTTAAAATAATAAATATGAACGAAGAAAACAAAACAAAATTAAAATTTAGTCATTACTTTCATGAAGTAATAATTAAAGAATTAGTAAAGAAATTTAATGTTGCCGAAGATGAAATATTTTTAGGATCAAGAAGGAAAAACTTTATACAAGCTAAACGTATGTATATTTTTGTTCTTAAAACAATATTTGATTTAACACTACATGAGATTGGAGATATAACAAATCTGCATCATGCATCTGTACTGTATCACTACAGACAAGTAGAATTTTACCAAAAAATCTATGTGCTTGACTCAGAACTATATAAGAAAATTTTAAGTAGAATAGAAAGTGTAACATTAGATGAAAAGATTGATGCTCTGGAAAAACAAAACAGAGTAAACAATTTAGAATTAACCAAATTATATAACCTAAAAAAACGTAGAAATGACAAAA